AGAAACGTGAATCGGGGATTAAGCACCCGAGAAGCTTTGAGAAGAAATTCATCAACGAAAAATTAATTACTGGTGTTACCACTCAGAAAAAGTTTGATGATTTCAAAAAGGTTAATTGCCTCGTTAATACTCTGTATGATTTGTTAAAAATCTACGGATATGGTAACGAGAAGTTCCTATCCAAATGTTCAGGAAGAACATTACATAAAAATAAAACAATGAAGGATAAGGAAAGGTTAGTTGGAATTTATTACGACTACGTAAAGAAAGCTGGTTTTGGATCTTGGAAAGATCTTTTTAAATATAAAATCAATGCTTTCTTCTCTCACGTCATGAAGCAGGAAGTCCCACCCATTCCAAAAGGGTTGGAAGAATTTCCGGTCTTGGTTGATCCAAGATTTATGTTTTATGGTCGAGCTAAGAAATTTTTAGCTATTCTGTTTACAGACCGTAACACAATTGAGAGTTTTGCACAAAGTATAGCGCAATCAAAGAAAGGAGCTCCCCCAGTTCATCCTGATGTTGTTTATGACGCCGAGTTAAAGAGTTTTGAACATTTAACTAGTGAGCATCCGAATATAAACGATTTTAGGTTCGAAGACGGAGTCTTTGTTTATGAGATTAACCAGAAGGTTATCGAGTATCAACTTGAGCGAACAATCGATGAAATTTTTAAACATGAACGTTTAAAATTATCCGATTTAGTAACCCCCTTAGTGCCCTCTACTAGCTCTCAATACAACTTTTCCAGGAATGGAATGGGAGCTGTTGGTGCTTTCAAAACGAATCTGCCCTTGATGAAGGCTTTTTTTGATGGTAAATATGAGGATAGTGATCCCCTTGTATCTACAAATCTTGGCAGTGTCAAGTTATCAAAAGAATTGAGCGAACTTTATGGCTCAGCAGGTGTAAGAGAACAACAAGATTTTGATGAGTGTCCTGAGAACACACGAGTTAAAGATACTATTGGTCTTCATTACGATGGAAGCAAACTTTGCAAAATATGGAAAAATAATATTTATCCAGTCCTTTTGGACGAAAGCATTAAAGAATGTCCGGAGACAGTTATAATTGGATTACCTGAACCTTTAAAGGTTCGGTGTATCACTGCTGGTCCTCCTCTGACGTATACAGTCCTTAAACCATTGCAAAAATGGCTATGGAAGATCTTAAAAGATCTGTCTGTCTTCCAACTTATTGGAACTCCTGTTACAGAAGAAATTGTGGAACGAATGCTTGGAACTCTTAAACTTGATGAAGAATTTAATTCTGGTGACTATAAAGCCAGTACTGACAATTTGCATTCTTGGGTTTCAGAGAAACTTTGTGAAAGATTATTTTACCAAATTCGAAAGAATAATATAGATGACCAGGAAAGAGTACCTGAAGAATATATTAGTAAAATAGAAATTCTTGTTAAAAGAGCCCTTACGGGACATATGATACTTCATCCACGAGTGATGAAAGAATATCGACAAGGATTACTCCCTCCTAGAGAGGTTCTTATAGAACAAGGTCTCCTAAAGGAACAAAAAGAAGGACAATTGATGGGAAGTATAATATCTTTCCCTTTTTTATGCCTTGCGAACGCAGCTTTATGTCGCTACGCTATGGAAATTTCTGAAAGGAAAAGCTTCTATGTTGCAGATAACTTCATTGATGGCTACGAACATTGCCCACTTTTGATTAATGGTGATGATTGCGTTTTCAAAGGAAAGAAAGGGTTTCTTTTCTGGATTTGGTCGAAGATTACTGCTTTTGCAGGTTTAGAATCTTCAGTTGGGAAGACTTTTGTTAGTAGCCAATTTTTAACGATCAATTCTGTTCAATATAGGTATTCGGCCCAAAATTGGGAGGAATCCTCAGGTATGGATATATCTTCTAGATTTTTTCATGAACTTAAATATGTTAATTTAGGTCTTGTCTATGGTCAAAAGAAGAATGGAGTACCTGGGAAGAGTTTCTTTCAAATTGGATCAATTTCTGCAGATTTGCTGAATACTTGTCCTCGC